GAGCGTCTGTACCGTCTTTAGACATTACTTCATTTAATAGAGTATCTTTATTGATCATGTACAAATCCAGTTATTATGGCTAATATGATAGTGGCGAATAATTGTATAGCTGCATACCCACTTGATATGACATCAGCTACTGATAAATGTCCTAGAATTAAAGTAACTACTGCACTTAAACTAGTTAATATTGTTAATAATACAGGTATAGTCAGTTCTTTATTTTCCATCCTTATCCTTTTTGTAGTAGTTATCTTTGAATATAGAGTCAAAGCCTATAGACTCCGATGCAACTCTCCAATAGTCTTTAAATTGCTCTGACGTACTCCACTCGGACATTTCCTCATCTAGTAGTTCTTGTTTAGCCAGAATATCCTCTGCTTTTTCTTTGCATATAGTACAATCATAGTACTTTTTAGTTCCTATAGGAGTTATTTTCCACTTAGAATGGCATTTAGGACAGTGAGTTCCCATTTCTACAGTGATTTTATCCTCTTTTAGCTCGTTAGTGTCGAATTTTAGCTCGGATTCTTCATATGTTAGCTTAAAAAAGCCATCGTTAGCCTCTACGAGGTACTTATTCTTGCCGTTATCGGGAGTCCACTTAGTAATAGTCGCTCGTGTCCCTCCTCTGGTAACTACTCTGTCTCCTCGCTTGTACTTAGGGAATTCCATAATACTCCTTCACTTATATGAAATATGAGTGGGGCGGCAAATCTAAATATTTGCGTACCATCTCTAATTTGTTTCTGAATCCTGCTGCTGAGATTCCCATATAGCCTTTAGTTTCTTGGCTAATCTAATATTCTGAAGCTTCTGATCCACCGATAACTCCTTTAATAAGTCCTCTAGTGCCAGTATATCCTTTCTGACAAACTCTTTGAACTCTTTACAGTCTCCCATATAGTAATGTAGCCACTCTAACATCTGATCTAGCGTATTAATCGCCTTCTGTACTCTTTTTGGCTCTTTCATCTAATTCCCTATACCTTACTGCCTTTTCAGCACTATGCCATCCTTGGTCGTATACTAGTTCCATCGTTCCGTTATAGCCTATTGTACACTTATATACCTTACACTCATACTTACCTCCCCTATAGTCCCTATGCTCTTCACATTCTACTAAAGCAGACTCTAAAGTTAAATGTAGTCCTAATGGGTAGATATGTCCTTCTTCACATCCGTATCTACATGACATTATAAAATAAAATTCTCTACTATGAAGATCAGCCTTATTAGCTTCTTCAAACAATGATAGTATCTCGAAGGCTTTATTCTGATTATCTTTATCAGACTTTAACTCCTTTATAAGATCTCCATACTTAGGGGATATATAATATATCAAATCTCTAGTTTTCATCTGTCACAATCTCTCTATTTTAAGGTATCTGTCACTAAGACTTTGGTTCATCATCATCTGTCACATACCCAATGCCAATTATAAAGTTTATTCTAATACCTATCTTGCTATATATTGGAGTTAGGATTTCCAGTAGAATAATGATAGGGTATAGCAGTCCAACTGTCACCATTTTTACGTACTTTACTTCCTCAGGCATGTTACTGGATAGGAAAGTTACATATAAGGCTAACCCTAAGAGATATACGACTAATGCTACTACCATTCTTCTTCCTCTCTTCTGTCTTGTCTTGATACTTGCCACTTAATCTGCATGATAGATATAATCTGGGTAACTATGTCTTCTACCTCTGATTCATCAAATGTCATAAAAAATGGAATGTTGTCTGAGTCTACTCTTCCTATCATTGAAATATTATATCAGAGTGTTTGAGGGAAGTCAAGCTTTTTATTCATAGTCAGGGCATCTGATAATCTCAGGCATAAGAGAACCTTTTTTAGGGGTGATATAACCCCTAAAACTGGTATTCATTTGTCCAAGGTTTTCTTAAAGCTCAAGCGGATAGGATTTAATTATTCTCGTATCACCCACCTACCCTCAGAAACAAAACTAGAAACAAAACTGATTCAAGTACTTTAAGATGTCTCTCTTGGTATCGGAATACTCTCGGCAGAAAGTGGGATTGGTTCTCTTTCCCTAGTTTTGAATCCTGTCTGCCTTAAGCTCCTCTTCCGAGATTAGAGTGCAGGAAACCGTAAAATACGTAAAAATGCACTATGTTACCTTGCAGTATACTATTATATTGGGTAATTTGTCAAGTCTTTTGATATATTTACTTAGAATTTAACAACTATAGGATATAGAGGCAAGCTATGAAAGATCAAAAATACAATGTAAAGAGTAAGAAGATATCCAAGGATGAGATAGATAATATCCCTTTACTAAAAGAACTTGCAGCTAAAAGAATGGAAAGACTCCAGAAAACTAGGGAAAAACTCGCCAAAGAACCAATGCCCGAACGGAAACAGGAAGAGTCCAAGAGTGAATTTATAGAGCGAACAAACCCTGCCCACATTAAGAAACTTCTTGACATGAGGTTAAAAAGGTATAAGGACAGGAAAAAGGAAGATTAATGGAAAAGAAAAAGAGCCTATGGGAACAGATGGGTAGAAATACTGGATCTCAGGACGAAGACGAGAAGAAAAAGAAAAAAGACGAGGGATCGTTATGGTCAGGGATTAAGTCTAAATTTCAAGGTCCCAACCTAGGTGAAACTATCACCAGAGAAATAAATAAAAGAAATAAAAAATAATAGTAATACTAATTTGACGCTATAAATAACTATATCACTAGACTAGTTAATAAAAAGCCATCGGAGAAATATGAAGAATTATACAAATACCTAGCAGCTTTACTGCTAGTTTCCTACGTGATACTATCACACTTTAGACCACCACAAATTTCAGACGCATTAATTATCGGGTTCTTATCTGGGCTTGCTGGTTATCGTATGTTCCTAGAAAGCAAACAACTTCCTGATATTAGAGCAGAAGTGGCTGAAGCATTTAGAAATAGAGATCTTGAGATTAGCAAACTAAAATCGGATATGTCCCAAGTAAATGTGACTTCTAGAGTTCGTGAACTACAAAACATAAAATTCTAGGAGATATAAATGTCTAAAAAAGATAAGTCAGATGATCAATATATCATAGAAGATTTGCAATTTAAAATACAAGGACTAGAAGAGTCTCTAGTAAAAAAAGAAGATGAACTTAGGGTACTCAAAGAAGTCATAAAGGTTAATGATCTTGAGAGTGAAGTGGAAGGAGTCTCTTTAATAACAGATGAAGAAAGGATCTGCATTAAAGGAATAGAGTACTTAGCTAAACTATTTGAATCTGGAGCTTTTAGTAAGGACGATGCACAAACATACGATATATTACATAAGAACTTAAGAATGATTAGAGGACTTTCTATGGAAGACAAGAAGAAAAGACCTCAAAACTTGAAGTCAGCAAAAGAATTACTCAAAATAGTGGGTAGTGTAAAATAATGGAGAATTACTTATGAGTAAAGATATTACTGAAGAACAGGCTAAGGAGCAGTTATGGCGAATGGGCGAGCTTTCTTGGAAGTTAAAAGGCAAGCAAAAGGCTGTTTATGATAACATACGTAACGACGAGACTGATGTATCCTGTATTCTAATTTCTAGACGATTTGGTAAATCTTTCGTAAACTGTATATTGGCAGTTGAAACTTGCATAAAACAGTCAGACGCTATTGTTAAATATGCATGTCCCAAACAAAGAATGGTGACTACAATTATCAAGCCCATCATGAGGCTTATATTAAAAGATTGCCCTGAAGATTTAAAACCAGAATGGAAATCTCAAGATAAAGTATACGCTTTTCCTAATGGATCAGAAATTCAAGTATCAGGGACAGATAATGGAAATGCAGAGAACCTTCGTGGAGGGTACGCTCAATTACTAATATGTGATGAAGCAGGGTTCATGGATGATCTAGATTATGTAGTTAATTCTATTTTACTTCCTACAACAGATACTACGGATGGAAGGTTAGTTCTAACATCCACTCCTAATTATAAAGATCCCATGCATGAATTTCATGAGAACTTTGTATTTCCTATGGAAGCTAGTGGTAGATTAGTAAAGTATACGTTATTTGATTCCCCTATGGTAGATGAAGGTAAGATAAAAAAGATTATTTCTAGATATCCAATGGGAGAGTCAGATCCAAAGTTTAAATGTGAGTACATGTGTGAAATACCAAGAGATACTGAATTAACTGTCGTACCAGAATTTCTTAAAAATAAAGATTCGATAGTTACTGAGGAATTAGAGGCTCCTGAATTTTACGATGCCTACGTTTCTATGGATGTTGGATTTAGAGATTTAACAGTAACATTATTTGCTTATTATGATTTTTTAAATGCTCAGATAGTAATTTTAGATGAGATTGTAATGAATGGATATGAGATGACTACCGAAAGGCTTGCTAAAGATATAGCCCATAAAGAAGAGCTTCTATTTTGGGATGACTTTAATAATAAACCTAAACAACCATTTATGAGAATTATGGATAACGATTTGAAGCTTATTAATGATCTTCAAAGACTGCATGGACTACACTTCCTTCCTACTGATAAAATGGGAAAAGAAGGAGCTATTAATACGGTAAGAATGTGGGTACATTCAGGAAGGGTAAAGATACATCCTAGATGTAAGCATTTGATATACCACCTAGCTAATGCTCAATGGGATAAAGCTAGAAATAAGTTTAAGCATCTAAAAGACTCTCCAAATGGAGATATTCAAGGAGGTCACGCTGATGCCCTAGATGCTTTCATATACTTAATAAGAAATGTAATGGAATCTAGAAATCCGTTTCCTAAGGATCATGGATCTCTAAAAGGATCTGGGATATTCAATAGCCCTAGAAAGGCTGAACAAGATCGTGACGGACTAGCAGAACTAGTAAGATCACTGCTCAACTTTAAAGGAAAGAGATAATTAACAACTATAGTAAAAGAGGTACTAATGAGTAACATATATTTTGCAAAAGATTCTTCTGATAAAGCAGTAGAACATTTAATGAGCAAGTCATCTGAGTGGCTTAAGAATATCCAACAAAATAGATATTTGGACAAACTTAAGAAGTCGTGGTGTTCGTACAACGGAATTTACTATGATAATCCACATGAACTTTCATTTGGCGGTGAACAAGACGAGCTAGTTAATTTAGCTGTTAATCACTATAAAAACTTAGCTACTCACATGCTTAATATGGTTACTGGATCAAGACCTAGTTTCCAATCTAGAGCTGTTAATACAGATAGAAAATCCCTTATTCAGGCTCAGTTAGCTAATGGTCTTTTAGACTACTATATGAGAGAAAAGAGGTTAGAAAGGTTCCTTA